CGTGAGCTAAATCATCACGCTTTCCAACACGTAACAACTGAGTCTCCTTCGTATACTTCGTCAACCAATATCGCGTAAACCATGTCTTACCAGCTGAGCCTTCGGAATCCACGCGAAAATGCACTGTACGATCGTCTGGATCGGCTAATAGTAATCCTTCAAGATCTAGTTGCCATGGGCGAAGATCTCCTTCAACATGGAGAGGAATCGGACACAGCAAGCGAGACATCTGAAGAGCCGCAACACGATAGCGGCCATACAACGAAGGGAATTCCAAGCAAATCTCCGTTTCAGAGGGAGGGATAGTGCGAGCGAGCAACCAAGTTTGGTATCGTTCCCATTGGCACTTCGTTCCTACATTCGGCATAGCACCATATTCATCGTAGTCACCTTCTTTCTTACAATAGTCACTAGCCTGTTTGTCTGTACCTTTAGTTGGTTCCAAATGCATGCGATCAGAAAGGATTGCTTTTGCTTGGCGTAAAGATTTGCGATCAGAGAACCAAACAAAGCCTTGGAGGTGGGGGGTGCCAGAGTCGCCGACTTCACGACCGACGACGGCATACTGAACGTGTTCCGACTGAAGGACATCGACGAGCGACGACGATTCCCCATCAGAGGGATTGTTGAGGGTGAAACACCACTTCTTAACACCGGAGGGCATGGTGTGTTGCTCTATGACTTCGGGCCGCATGGCCGTGGCGGTCCTGGAAAAAACGGGATTGGAGAAGGGGGGACCCGGAAAAAAAACTTCCCCCCAGGTTATGAGCCGGGGCCGGAGGCCGGGATGAGGAGGGGTAATACTGACCCTCCTCATAACCTAATCATGGTGCACCCGGCATTGACCAACTACGACCCAAGACGGAGTGGGTATTATAACAAAGTCAACACCCTTAAGAAACTTGGCGGTGGTACTGGATACAGTCCAATGGGTAGATTGTGGAACGCGACAAAAGCACTCGCATATCCACCTAAATATCCTATGGGTTATCGCAACAGCAAGTATGTTACTAGCAGAGGAAGTGGACGGCGTGGAACTCCATTTCGTGGCACAAACCGTATCTATAATCGTCAGCGTCGCGGCTCTTATCGTCGCAGTCGTCGCATGCGTACAGGAACGAAAGTACGCAAACACGCACTGGGGCTCTTTGAAGGAAAACGAAAGCTAGAAATCGTACGCACTGCTCCAGCGGTTGCTGCTCGTTTCGTGACACGGATCAATCTACTCGAAAACTTTGGTGCTGGAGTTACTGTACCAACAGGAGGAGAAAGTATCGTCGAATCAGTGTTCGCCGGAAGGGAGTGTTTCATCCGTGGATTCAAAATGAACTGGCTTATTTCCAATCTAAGTGCAACACAGCCTGTAGATGTGCGAATCATATGTGGTTGGAGAAACATCAATGCATATGACGCTCTAAACATCAGTTCAGATTCTAGTGCGATCTTCAAAAATACTACCAACAAGAAAGCGCCAGTGAAACTTAATGAAACAGCACATGGTTCTTCAGTCACTTTAAATGGTGACAATGCCTACTGGATGTTGGCTAACGCACCCATTAGCAAAAAGCATTTCCATTGCGAGAAAGACATTACGTTCCGTCTAGGTCCAACAGCCATCGAACAGGAACAAGTGTTCGGTTCTAACGTCAAGCGTCTTTCGTTTTGGTGGGAACTAAACAACAAACGTTTCCAAGTGAAAAAATCACTGTTGTCGACGGCAGCGACCGCCGACCTAGAGTCCAATGCCAATTGGTGGCCTGTTGTCTATTACTACCATACAACGCCACTAGCAACAGGAACCCAGGCAGCAACTGTGGATTACAACAAGTCGTGGCAATGTTTCTATAAGGATCCTTTAGGATAAAAAAAATCTTAGCTAAACTTTATATGTAACGTGCTAATACCCTATAGGTTCGACCTAGTATCCGCGTCTATCTGACCGTGGGAGGGATCCGTTCTTTACCCAATATTCATACTCTTTCTTCTGGCGATACCTTAGTTTTTTCAAACGTTGGCTTTCATGTAAGAATGCTTGATTTCTAATCGGACGGTTAAAGAAATCATAATCTAAACGGTTCGACCCTAGAAACGCCCAAAAGCGACGATCTTTATGCCAATCGTTAAAAGCTCTTACAGTACGTCTATACGGATTATTCATAGTTCGATTACGTCGTAACGGTCCGCGGACAATGCGTCCATATCAGGAAACTCGTTCGTGAAGCAAACGACGTGAGCCTTGTGATGAAGCAATTTAGTCGTGGAATCATATTTCGGGCTGAAGACAACCCGGTCCTTTAGCTGTTCCAGGATTGAATACTGGAAATGCTCCAAACTTCCTCTGGGACAATCAAAGAAATAATATTTTTTGGTTTCATCAATTGCGTGAGCTAAATCATCACGCTTTCCAACACGTAACAACTGAGTCTCCTTCGTATACTTCGTCAACCAATATCGCGTAAACCATGTCTTACCAGCTGAG